AGTTTTAAAGTTAGGATATATCCAAATAAGGAGCAACAGATGTTGTTAGAGAAAACATTTGGAGCATCTAGGTTTGTGTATAATCATTTTTTGAAGTTAAAGAGTTATTTATATCAAGAGTTCAAGATTAAGATTACTTATAATCATACTTCAAAAATGTTGACAGAGTTGAAAAGACAAAAACCGTGGCTTAGAGTTCCTGATAAGTGGGCATTAGGTAACGCTTTAAAAGACTTAGATACTGCTTATACAAAGTTTTATAAAGGTGCTGGATATCCTAAATTTAAGAGAAAAGGTGATAAAAACTCTTATCGTACTAATCAACGTGTTAAAATAGATAATCGATATATAACAATTCCTAAGGTTGGTATGATGCGTTTTAGAGACAGTTATAAATTAGAAGAATGTAATATTACTAAAATTTATAATATCACGATTTCTAAGACACCTAGTGGGAAATATTATGCTAGTATATCAGCTGAAGTTAATATTGAACATTTTGAGAGAACCAATCAAAGTGTTGGCATTGACTTAGGTTTAAAAGATTATTTAATTTTAAATGATGGTGAAAAGATATATAATCCTAGAATATTAAAGAGTCTTGAAGATAAGTATAGAAGATTAGCTAAAACACTTTCTAGAAAAGTTAAGGGTTCTGTTAATTATCAAAAAGCTAGAATTAAGTTAGCTAGGTTTCATGAGAAAATCTTAAATATGAGAAAAGATTTTCTTCATAAGTTATCAACTAAATTAGTTAGAGCATATGACATTATTTGTGTGGAGGATTTATGCTTTAAGGCTTTTATGAAGACTAATAAAGCTAAAGCATTTCAAGATGTTGCACATTCAGAATTTATACAAATGTTAGAATATAAAGCTGAGTGGTATGGAAAGGTTATTTCGAAAGTAGATAGATTTTATCCATCATCACAGTTATGTTCTAATTGTGGTTATAAGAATTCTGTGGTTAAGAATCTCAATATTCGTGAGTGGACTTGTCCTGTATGTGGTACACATCATGATAGAGATATTAACTCGGCGATTAATATTCTGAATGAAGGATTAAGAGTTTTAAATTCTTAGATATATAATTATAACCGTGGGACACATGGGGTTAGCCTGTCGTATCTGAATTCCAATGCTTTTATATTAATGTGTAAAAGCAAGTATTCTTGGGTAGGAACTTCAAATGATTTAAAGTCATTCGAGGATGTCAGAGGATTGGTGATGGTGACTACGACCATGTTGATATCGTAATGAATAGTTATGATGATGCTATTCAGCATGGAAGACGTTACATGGATTTAACATATTAATATTGTTATACAACTAAATAAGAGTAATAAGTACTTTAGATGACTTTTAGAGGTATGGTGCGTTGACATCATACCTCTTATTTTTTGAAAAAAAAATAACTTAACAAAACTTTACAACTTAATATAGATATGGTATACTATAAGTGTGGTAAGGGTGGTAATAAAAGGAGAATAGAAATGAAAAACTTTAAAATTTATGCTGTTAGTGGTGAAGATAGTTCCAAATATGAAATTTCATTGAATGAGTTAGTTACTAAAGGCAACTACACAGAAGATGAAGTTTGTAAGTTATTAGATTACATTGAATCTACTAAGTACAAAACTTTCAGATGGAAGTTAGTGCATAAGGATTCTATTCATGCTATGGATGGCGATGGGATTCAACACTATTTAGTAGATTTAAAATAATGTGTTATAATATAAGGAGATATAAAAATGAAAAAGAGCATATATAACTATCATAATTTTGTAGCTTTAAATATGGCAGAAGTTGAAGACTTTGTTAATATCCATGATGATGGGTATTGGGATTGTGAGCCTGTTAAGGTAGATGCAGATGTCTATGGGTTAGTTAAGGGTAGACATGCTATGCCTGTTACTGAGTATATTTTTGATGAAATTGAAGATATGTTCAATTTTGGTAAGTTAGAGATGGTTGCATTTAATAGTTTAGTTAAGACATCTGATACTCTTGTGTTGTATGTAACAGGCTTAACAGTAGCAACTGTAGCTGTATTAAATATGGCTAAAAAGTTAGGCTATAAAGATGTAGTGTTAAAACATTACAATCGTGATAATGGCTTGTATGAGAGTCAATGGGTATACTAGGGGGTAATAGTTATGGATGCAATTAATATGGTATATGGTATTTATCAGAATGGTGTTTCTGTTGGTTTTCTTTCTCATGATAGTTTTGCTGAGTTTTTCAAAGATGTGTGTATAGATTTAGTATGTCCGTCTGAAGAAAGAGAGTATATTACTGATAAAGTTAATATAGGTGTGAATTACTTTGAATTTGGTAAGTTTTTCTCAGATGAGGATGGTACTACATTATATAGAGTTGTGGGTAAATTTCCTAAGCGTGATATGGAAGCATTAGGGAAAGAGTTTTATTTCAATAGAGGTCAATAGTGAATACTGTTTTAAATCTTGTAAAGTGGTTAACTTCAAAATACAAAATTAAGGGGAATGAGGTTAGTGTTGCTGAAATTTTATATCATTATTTTAGTGATAAAGATTATAGTAACATTAATACTACATTAGATATCAAAGAGATAGTATCTTATTTGGATACTATCTCTTTAGAATATGATTGTTTATTAATAGGGAATGTATATCAATCATTGTTAGATGCTAGTCATAGACATAGTAATGGGGTTCATTATACACAAAAAGAAGATATACATAGAATCATAGATTATTTATTTTATAATGATTTGTTGGGTAGAGTTAAAGATTCAGATGCTAATGTATATAGCGATATAAGAGATTTAGTTTTCTTTGACCCTGCGTGTGGTTGTGGTAATATCTTAGTATATATTTATCACTTGTTGTTAAGTATTCAGCATGATGGTAATTATTCTGATTATATTAAACCTAATAATTTCTATGGGATAGAGTTAGATAATAGGTCAGCTTATATAGCTAGTTTATCATTATCTTTAGAGTATTATAGGTTTAGTGGTGAATTAGTTTCATGTGATACGATTACATGTGCTGATTCCTTGAAAACAGATTGGGGTAGTGTTGTACCTAAGGACAAGTTATCATACATCGTAGCTAACCCACCATTCTTAGGCTCTTCTAATATGAAGAAAGCATTAAAGAGAACAATAGAAGATAATTTCTATAATTTTGAAGGTAGAGATGGGTTAGACCTTTGTTGTTTTTGGTATATAAAATCTGCAGAGTTTATTCAAAATAGTGATATCAGAGCATCTATATTGTCTAGTGATTGTGTAGTTCATGGCACTATCTTATATAATACTTTCAACTATATTAAGTCACGATGTCATATTTATTATGATTTTATGTATGATACATTTGAGTTTAAGTCTTTAGAGACTTATTGTTGTGTATTGGGGTTCTCTTCTAAAAAGAGTGATAAACTTAAATACTATATTGATAGATATGGTAAAACTCATACGTATAGTAAACTAAATATTTATGGCTTAGGTACTGATAAAGATATTTTAGTAAGACCAAAGTGTGACATTAGTTTGAATCCTGTTAGTATCTTAGGTAGTTCAGATGTATATGATACAACTCATGTGTTTTCTAGCGAAGAGCGAGATGTCATTTTAGCAGATAATTCATGGTTAGAGAAGTATTTCATACTAGCAATTCGACAAGATTTTATATGCTCTAAGTGTAGTGACTATTATGTGTTTGATATTAATAGTTTCTTAGTTACTAATACAGTAGATTCTGTTTCACATATAGGTAGTATATATAAGATTGTTAAAGAGTATATGGATAGTGGGCGTAGCACTATTTATAAGGCTAGGAGTTTTAAAGAGTCTTGTTTTTGTATACCTCGGTTTATTTGTGATAATGATTCCCTTTTATCTTTTAGGTTATATGAGGGGAATTCTGAATTTCTAGGTAGTCATATGAGTTTTATACTAGATTGTGATTATGCATATCTTGCAATTTTATTATCAGATGTGTATTTAACCTTTATGAGGAAGTTCTGTAGTACATCATTTGGGAATATTAATTATAACAAGGATTTTCATAGTAGTTTTTATATTCCTAAACTTGATGATAATAGTAAGGAATTACTTAGAGATAGTTTTAAAAAGATTTCTAAGTTATTAGAGAGTTATATTCAAAGTGGTATTACTGTAAATAGTCTACAAAATGATATTCCTGATGATTTAATGGCTCTTCTTAAACATAATAATGATATTGTTAGGGATGTCTATGGTTTTAAATCTGATTCTGACTTAGGGTTAGGTGTATATAACTTATATCTTGATAACATGTAATATAGATTGGAGATACTATGTTTAGTATCTCTTTTTCTTATGTCATAATGCATTATATATAGAAGAAGATTTAATAGATATTATATTCATGGTACATGGTGGTATAAATGGTAATTTTGACTAAGAAAACAAAATATGACTCTATTCTAGAGGGTGTAAAGGATGTTGTTAATGAGACAGTCATGGGTGATTTACGTAAGATTGGTAATAGCAAAACATTTACTCCTTTGAAAAGGGTATTAGGGGGTAAATTCTATAATGTAGAGACAGGTTTTAGAGTTCATAAGATTAAAGATGGTACATATACATTAGATGTAGAGTATTATGTTGAAAATCATGATTTAGATGCTAGGCTTAATCTTATTGTAAGGTGTGATGGTACGTTTACCTCAGAAGATAAAATGAATGGTACGACAACTATTGTTGCTAAACAGATTATAGTACAAGAATTGGATGCACCTGTAACTACGTTAAATACATTTAAACCTTTTAAAGTTAAATGTGACATAACTGCAGTCAAAGATTTACAATTTGTTTCAACTGATTTCAAATCTGTAGCTGAGAAAGTTATTATTACATTATTTGATGAAGTATTAAAAAACAAAGATTTAGATACTAAACTTGCTAAAAGCACAGGGAATGCTAAAGGTTTCAGTACTGTTAGGGAATTTATGTTAGTATCGTCTAGGTAATAGATATATGGCTGACGAATATGGTAAAGATTGGCGATATCAGTTAGAGAGACAGCATAGTGTAAATAATCCTGTTATTGTCAATGAAGATATAGAATTACAGAGGAGAATGTTTTGGGAATCTGCGTTGCACACTGGTATTACAGTAGATTTTTATAATTGTAAGTATGAAAAGCAAGATTTCAATCAAGACTTAAATCTCATGTGGGACGATGCAATACGCTTGCCTGTTATTTTTGATGATGCTCCTAAAGTTAAGGTATTAAAAAATCTTGGGTGGTATACTGAGGATGATGAACGTCCTGAATTAGTGTATTTACCAATGTATAAAGATTGGATGACTAAAGAACTGTTAGATGTCAAAGAAAATTCTATTATTAGGTTGTATTACTTTGGTGGCATTAATACTGCAGATTTTAGGGTTACTGATAAGAAGATGGATAGTGTGTATGGTGTATATTGGGTATGTAAATTAGCACCTGAGCGTATGAATGATTTTACTATGGTTGAATTGAATGGTGAGCATTTCTTAAAACGTAGTGAGGTTAGACCTAGACATACAGAGTATATGACTAAACAGTTAGAAGATGGGTATAGTTCTGATTATGAAAAGTCCTCTGACTTTAGGACATATGAACACGATTCTTATGTTAATCAAATAGTTGATAATGACGACACAGAAGGTTCTGCAGATAGTATTAATTTTGCTAATACAGAAAGTAATAATGTAGGATATACTGAGGCTGAGGATAATATGTCTACGACATTTGGTTCTGTAGAAGGTAAAAAGTATATTGATAATTATGATATCATAGAAGATTACAAAGTACCTAAGAAAGATAAAAATACAAAGAGTAGCGATAAGGTTCGTGGTGGTAGATTTAATGTAAATTGAGGTTAATTTTTAATTATGAAATATAGTAGTGATTTAATCGTAGAATCTTTACGAAGTCAATTAAATAATGATGTAATTAATGAGGCTAAGGTAGTTACCTTTGATGGTAAAGTGAATCCTAACTTTGGTCATGCTGTTATTATGGCTGGCGGGGCAGGGAGCGGGAAGGGTTTTGCTTTAAAAAATGTAATTATGTTGCAAGGTAAGACCTTTGACGTTGATGAGTTGAAACAGTTATATGTTAAAGGTGCTAAGAGTGGTATCTTTGATGATGAACGTAATGGTGATTATAATTTTAAAAACCCTGAAGACGTATCTTTATTACATCAAAAAGTAAAAGATTTAAAACTTAAAGATAAGAGGGAAGAGACTTTCTTTAAATCTGTAATGTCAGATAAATTACCTAATATCATTTTTGATATTACTGGCGATGAAGAATCTAAGATTACAAACATAGCTAAGATGTGCAAGACTATTGGTTATAAAGTTTCCTTAGTGTGGGTTGTAGCTAATAGGGAAGAAGCTTTTATTAGGAATATGAGTCGTGATAGGGTTGTACCTGATACGATATTCCATTCTACACATAACAATGTAAAATCTTCAGTATTTAGTTTCTTAGAAGGTCAGGGTGCTAAATTCTGTGATTATGCATGGATTGTATTTAGTTCTGGTGCTAATGCAAAAGAGTTATCTGCAGAAGAGAAGAAAGCATTAGAGCAAAATAGGGTTATTGCACTAGAAAAGAAAGGTACTAAGTTTGTTGTGCCTGATAAAGTATATCGTAAAGTAATGGTTGTAACTGGTAGGAATGAAGTAGACCCTAATGCTCCCAAGAATTACTTGAGTCAAGACGATTTCAGAAAAGACTTTGATAATAAAGTAAAAGCTGTGCGTGGTGGTTCTATGGTGGTACGAAAACAGAGTTTTTAATAGAGGTATCAAATGAAGATACTGAGAAGTGTTGTTGAGATGGAACATATAGATGGCATCTATATAACAGTTTCTCAACATATGTTTAAATTAGGTTCTAAGAGAATACAGAAAGAATTAGGAAGTCAGTATTATATGGACTTCCTAATCTTTATGGCTGTAACTCTTGCTAAAGAATTTGAACGTGCAATAGATACTCAGAGGTATAAAGGTACTAAGTGGGCGCCGCTTTCCGTGTCTTATTTAACATATAAGAAGAGGATGGGTTTCTCATTAAATACGTGGGAAGCCACTGGGTATTTGAAAAATAATATCACTATATTTAAGAAGTTTAATAACTTTATAGCTGTAGGTTTTCAACAAAAACAAGTATATCCCAATAGTGGTGTACAAGTGAATATGATTGCTAGATATGTTGAATACGGTACAAATAGGAATACTATAAACGGTAAAAAAACTATGCCACCTCGTCCTTTATTTAGACCAATAGCTAGTTATATCTCTAAACATATATCTAGGTATTATAAGATGTATTTAAAAGAATTAGATAAGATTAAAAACAATAGAGTACCTTATCTATATCTTAGGAATAAGAAGGTTTTAAAATCTTCTAGGGGTAGAAGGTAACTACTTAACAAAACTTTACACCTATATATTTATATGTTATACTATGGGTGTAAGGTTAGATTAATTTATGAGGTGCATTATGGATAAACAAAAATTAATTTTAGAAGGATTAAAACAAGATTCTATAAATGAAGCTAGTTTAGGTAGATTATTTCAACATATCGGTAAAGACTTTATTGTATTTATTACGTCTGATAGACAAGTATTGGATAAATCAGAAAACAGTAAACGTAGAAAAGAGTTAGAAAAGTATATTCGTTTAGCTGGATTTGGGTATAATAAAGTAGTTGGTAGTTATAAAGAAGAGGAAACAGGGGATACTAAGAAAGAGAATTCTTTTGTTGTCTATGGTAAAGATGAAAAGAATATGCTTAAAGTGTTTAAACGATTAGGCGAGAAATATGAGCAAGATTCTATCTTGTTTATTGATTTAGAAGGTAACGCATATCTTTTATATACCTATGGTAGTAATAAAGGTGAAAAAGATAAATTAGGTAAATTCCGTGTTGGTATTGTTGGTGACTACTATTCCACTATAGGTAAAAAAGGTTTCAGATTTGAGGTAGATGAATCTTATCAAAAAGAAAGTTTCACTACTTTTAGTGGTATGTTGCACGAGAACTTCATGAAGTTTGTTAATAAATATGAAGATTTTGATATTAGATGGGAAAATAGATAGATGCATAGTCCTTTGTATCAATATGATTTGGCTATGTATGATAGGATACATAGCTTATATGATGAAGTGTTCTTCGCTGATGTAGATGAACAGTTCATAGCTAATGCAAGGGAACATCAAGGGAAAATAGTAATGCCCTTTATTGGTATTAGTAGACTTCCTGATTTCTCTGTGAATTATGAATTTTATAATGATAGTCAAGTGCGTAGAGGTTGGTCGAATCAGAAGGCTAGAGATGAAGAAGGTGTAGAGTTTAGAGGTAAGAGAGTTATGGTACATTCTTTACCTGTAATGCTACAATATCAGATAGACGTATATGCTACTAAACGTGATGTATGTGATGGTCTGATTTCTGAGTTGTTAATGGAATTTTCTGAAAGACCATATCTACGTGTTCAGTTCATGGATATTGGTGACCATGTACAAGAGTTTCAAATAGCACTAGAAGATGGTGTAAGTGATAACACGGATGTAAGTGGTTTTGCTGAGACGAATCGTTTTTATCGAAAATCAATTACAATTAATATTGACCATGCATATATCTATAGGGTAGATAAAGCATTTGAGATTGATAAGGTTGTTATTGATATTCATGATTTACCATTAGATGAAAAAGATTTAGATAAGATTAAACCTAATAATGGCTCTAATAATTCTTCTAGTCAAGATTTCAATACAGATGGTATTAGTCCTGGTGTTAGGACTAGGGATGAATTAAAATTAGCGAATGAAGAGTCACCAAATAACCACTTAAAAGTTTAATTTAAGAGGAGATTTAACTTATGGGAAAGTATGTTGAATACTATCAGCAAGACGTAGTGGAGTTACATGATGCTGATATATTATCTAAAGTTTTGACAGTAGATGAAACGGTTAATGATACTGTGGTTAGTTCTTTTGATGTTGTTTATAAGAGTGATTTTGATAGATTACTTAGACTATATAACTCATTAGTCAGTGGTATTCAAGATGGTAATCTGTGTCATGATTTCCATTATAATGTTGATAATATTAAATAATGGTAAAGCTATACACAATATAAGTGTATAGCTTTTTATATATAGTACTTGAAAACATTAACAATAAATATCTGTATATACTAAAGAAATATTCTATGTACAAAAGATGGGTAAAGTGAATAACTTATATTATAATATAAATTATTATCCGTTTTTGGGGGTATGTAATGGCTACACTAACAATGTTAAGTCCAGGTGTATACATGAACGAGGTTGACAAAAGTCAATATACTACAGACTCCTCTACTTGTATTATCGGTATGGTAGGTGGTGCTAGGTTCGGTCCTGTTGGTGTACCTACTTTGATTTCTTCACAACAAGAGTTAATTAAAACTTTTGGCGAACCTGTTGAAGGTGAGTATGGGTTATATAGTGCTTTAATGGCATTGACTCATGCTAGTCAAGTAATTTATACTCGTGTTGTACGTGGTGGCACAAAAGCTACTTCTGGTAAGATTGGTACTGATAAAGTTCTTTATCGTTCCGCTGTAATTGGTGAGGCTAGTAATGGTCTTAAAATCACTCAATCTGCATTGACTGGTGGTAAATTTACAGTTACTGTTAAAGACTCACAGGATGTAGAGAAAGAAAAGTTTGAAGATTTGACTTTGACTTCCTCTGAAGAAAACTTTGTAGAAGCTGTAATTAACGCTAAGTCAAAATTGATTCGTGCTGAATTACAGACTACAGGTAGTATCGAGGCAAAAGACTTTGTGTTAGGTGACGCTGTAAAAGGTGGCAACACTGGTTCTAATGCTCACGCTGGCAAAAAGGGTACAAATAAAGTACTCTTAGAGTCAAAATACTTTGATTCTAAATTAAATGGTTGTTCAGCTATTTTTAGTGCTATTGAAGAGTTCACTCAAACATTTAATGTTCGCATTGTAGATGAGAATGGTAATGTGGTTGAGCAATTCAGTACACTATCTCTAGACCCTAAATCTCCACGATTTGTTGAGACTATTATTAATAATGGTTCTATTCGTGTGAATGCTAAAGTTGATACTGACTCATCTGTTACATATCATGAAGATACATTAATCTTCAGTGGTGGTGATGATGGTATTCTTGGAATTACTGCTAGTGATATCATTGGTGACGTTTCTGGTGGTGGGTTACAAAGTTTCTCTAACCCTGAGACTGTTACTATTGATGTATTGACTGCTAGTGGTTGGAGTGATGCTAGTGTTATTAAGGCTGGTTTGAGTATTGTAGAGAACCGTGCTGATTCCATTTTCCTTGTAGACCCACCTTTTGGTATGAGTGTACAAGAAATGATTAATTGGTCTAATGGCAAGGGTTCTTATACTAATCAAAACGGTTTGGATACTTCTTATGGTGCTTTATATTGGCCGTGGTTACAAATTAGTGATAACTTCACTAATAAAAATATTTGGCTACCACCTAGTGGTTTTGTAGCTGGTCAATACGCATATAATGATAAAGTAGGTTTCCCTTGGTTAGCACCTGCTGGTTTAAATCGTGGTAGAATTACTAAAGCTATTAATACAGAGTATTCACCTACACAAGGTGAACGTGATGCTTTGTATGGTCATAGGAATGTGGTAAACTGTATCACTAACTTTATCGGTCAGGGTATTGTTATTTGGGGCAACAAAACTTTATTACGTCAACCAACTGCATTAGATAGGGTTAATGTACGTAGGTTGATGAGTTTCTTGGAACGTAGTATCGCAGCGAAGTCTAGGTACTTTGTATTCGAGCAAAACTATGATGCTACATGGGAGCGTTGGAAAACTCTTGTAGAACCAGTTTTGATTAAGTGTGCTACACATACACATGATTAAATTTATGAGTAAGTAGCACGTATAGTCCGCATATTTGGCAACAAGTGTGTGCCGAATGGTAACATTCGGAGATTCATTGAATTGCTGGGAACTCC